AGACCAAAGATTTGATCCTGATGCTAAGGATTCTGATGGCACGCCAAAAATATACGGTAAATCACCATCAAGAGGTGATAGTGCTGGTCGTATTGTTGTGACTGATAGTGTTCCATCAACTGGCGTAATAGTAAAACTATGAAATTCACAGAATTCCTAACAGAGGGCGCAAAGAAAGAAGGCGCCAATCTTCACCTTGAACACATTGAGGATGAAGTATTAAATCGTGGCGTTGCTGGTGCAAGAGATGCGATTGCTTTCCTTCGTTCTTTGCGTGACATGCTTGCTGGTCATTCAGACACAAAAGTAAATGTCACTACAAAATGGGATGGTGCACCTGCTGTATTTGCTGGTATCAATCCAGACAATGGCAAATTCTTTGTTGGTACTAAAGGGGTATTCAACGTAAATCCAAAATTGAATTACACAGAGGCTGACATTGATAACAATCATGCATCAGAAGGATTGAATGCTAAACTAAAAGTAGCATTGCGTTATCTACCTAAACTTGGAATCACCGGCATTCTTCAAGGCGATATGATGTTTGCTAAAGGTGACTTAAAGAAACAAAGCATTGAAGGTGAATCATATGTCACATTCCAACCAAACACAATCGTATATGCTGTGCCAACCGATAGCGCATTAGCAAAGAGTATGCTATCCGCTCAAATGGGTATTGTATTTCATACTTCATATACCGGAAAGACTTTTGATGATATGAAAGCATCATTCAATATTGATATCAATCATTTGAAGTCAACGAAAGATGTTTGGTTCCGTGATGCTTACTTCATTGATGCATCTGGTACTGCATCTTTTACCGAGCAAGAAACTAAAGATGTTACATACTTGCTTTCACAAGCTGGTACAATATTCCAGAAACTAAACTCAATGGCATTGAATAGAATTTCTGCATCCGAAAATCTTCTTGTTCAAATTAAAACTTTCAACAATACCAAAGTGCGTGAAGGTCAAGCAATCAAAGATACTTATAAGCATACACAAGAATTGATTAAGTGGGTTGAAGCTAAACTTAACAAAGAAATTCTTGATGCTAAAAAAGAAGAAACAAAACTAAAACGTCAAGCAGAGAAGAATGAGATTATGAGATTCTATCGCAACAATGCGAATGAATTGAAAAGCATATTTGATTTGATGAATATGCTTGTTGATTCCAAGAACATGATTGTTAAGAAACTACAAGGCATGAAACAAGTTACCAATACATTCTTAAGAACGGATGATGGCTTTAAGATTACCAATCCAGAAGGCTTTGTAGCTGTAGATAAACTAAAAGGCAATGCAGTTAAGTTGATTGATAGATTAGAATTTGCACATGCAAACTTCAATGCCGCAAAGAATTGGAGCAAGTAATGGCTGATAAAAAATTTGATTTAACTGAGATTATGAAAGAGTATGGTGAAGATGACTTTGGATTCACCGCTACCGATGAAGAAGAATACAATTCTGTCATAGCAGAGAAAGAAGAAACTGTAGAAGAATACAAGCAAAGACTCCATGAAGTTGAAAAACTTGTTCTACCATTCTTGACCAAACTATTGAAGACCGCTGACCAACCAATCATCAAATGGCCAAATCGCAAAGCGACACTTGAAACACAGATACAAAAGATATTAAACTTAACAAGAGGTTAATATGGAAGAAGATAGATACAAACGCTATGAAACAAACTGTACGTGTGGTTGTTTTAGACATTGTGGATTTAGCTGTATGACTGATGATTGTGAATGTACCGATTGTGAATGTAATAGATGCGTAGAGGGTCAAGGATACAACTGATGAATAATTTCAAAGAGCAATCAAAAATAAACGAAGCGTCATATGCTGGTAACATTGGCATCATGGAGCTAATCAAGTTCAAACAAAAAGCAACACCAGAGCAAAAGAAAAAGTTTGATGAATATCTAGCCCAAAAGAAAACAAAAGAAGTTTGGGAATTAGTCCAGAAGGTTACTGGAGTACAGCTACATAAAAGTGTACAAGAAGAAAAGAAAGTACCAGATTCAGATATTTTGCCACCAGCTGGCGCAGGTAATGATGGTACAACTATCTTGGCAAAGAAATACAAGAAAGACACACCAGGTCAGTAAGACAGATATATATTATTAAGGAGTTTATTATGAAAGATTTGATTATCGGTGCAAGTACCGGATATACTTGGGACACTTTGAAGTATTGGGTCAACTCAATCAATCAGAGTGGTTTTGATGGTGACAAGGTTCTAGTTCTTATGAATTGTGACCGCGAGACTACAATGAAAGTAGCTAACGCAGGTTTCACAATTATAGGATTTGAACAAGATGCACAAGGCAATCTTGTGTATAAGCATGAAGGAATACCCGTTCATGTTGAAAGATTCATCCACATCTACGAACATCTATGCCGAACAGATTATCGGTATGTCATTACTACCGATGTTAAAGATGTTATCTTCCAGAAAAATCCAATTAAGTTTATTGAAGAAAATATTGGCAATAAGAATTTGATGTTTGCATCTGAAAGCATTCGCTACAAAAATGAAGCATGGGGTAATCAAAACTTGCTTGAGACATATGGTCAATACATCTACGAAAAGTTTAAAGATAAAGAAATTTACAACGTAGGTGTATTAGCAGGTAAAGGTTCAGCTATGCGTGATTTGTGTATCAATATCTTCACCGCGGCTATCAATCGCCCAATTCCAATCTGTGACCAATCAACATTCAATTTTATGATTTCACAACATCCATATATTGACACATCAAAGTATATGAAGTCGGAAGATGGATGGGCATGTCAACTTGGTACAACTGGTGATCCAAGTAAGATTGAACAATTCAAACCACATCTATTGGAAAAGACACCAATCTTTGAAGATGGTAGAGTTTGGACAAGTCATGGATATGAATTTACTATTGTTCACCAGTATGATAGAGTTCCAGAGTGGCGTCAAGTAATTGAGAAGAAATATGGTTGATGGTATCTTTTTCATTTCTTCTGCACTAAATGTAAAGCAGTTATCTGTCTTCTCAAACGAAGAAAGATATCAACAGACGGTAAATACAGTTAAGTCTATTGACAAGATGTGCCCAAATAATGTAAAATACATGTTTGATACATCGTATAAGATTCCAGAAGCAAGCTATCTTCAAGGCATGCATGATTTAGGTGTTAATTTTTTGTGGACTGGTTGGAATGACCAAGTGCAAAGACTATCAGACCAAGGGCAAAGAAGTTTGGCTGAGACTGTTGGCTTCATTATGATGCTTGATAAGTTTTATACAGAAAGAGTAGAAAGCAAGAGAATTTACAAAGTCTCTGGTCGTTATTGTCTAAACGATAACTTCACCGTGGACCGAGAAGACTTCAAAGATTCTTTTGTCTTTCTACCAACAGTTGATTCGTGGATGTCCAAACAACATCAAGAACATGCTGGAGTAGATAGAATATTTGAGTTAAGATTATGGCACATGGATTACAATTTGCTGGATGTATTCAGAATGGAATTATCCAATATATTAAATGATATGGTAAAATACAATATTGATGTTGAGCATTCTTATTACAAGAACCTAAACAAATATAAATGGACGACAGTTAAACCTATAGGACTAGAAGGTGTTATCGCACCAACAGGAGCAATTATTAATGAGTAAGAATGTTTTGATTACTGGTGGTTGTGGCTTTATTGCACACCACGTTATTGATTTGTTGATTCAAAAGACAGATTGGAATATTACAACTTTAGACAGACTAGATTATTCTGGCAATCTAAATCGTTTGCATGAAGTCTTGGAGAAATATGATGCACAAACTCGTAGGAGAGTTAATATTGTATTCCATGATTTAAAAGCAGAGATTAATCCTCTTGTAAATAACTTCATCAACAAGCTAGGCAAGATTGATACGATTCTTCATCTAGCCGCATCATCACATGTTGATAGGTCTATCACACATCCAATGGAATTTATTCAAGATAACACTATTGGCACTGCACACTTACTAGAGTATGCACGAAGACTTGACAACTTGGAAACATTCTTGTATTTCAGCACAGATGAAATCTTTGGTTCAGCACCTCCTGGTGTTGCGTATACCGAACGTGCAAGATACAATTCAACTAATCCATACTCAGCATCTAAAGCAGCCGCAGAAGAATTCTGTGTTGCATATGAAAACACATACAAGATGCCTATGATGATTACACACACAATGAATGTATTTGGTGAGCGCCAAACGCCAGAGAAGTTTATTCCATTGTGTATTGACCGTGTTCGTAAAGGTGAAAAGATTTTCATTCACTCAAATGCGGCTCGTACAGAAGCAGGAAGTCGTTTCTATATTCATGCAGCCGATGTTGCAGAAGCATTAATGTTTTTGATTACAAAGAAACCTGCTTCTCCAACTGATTATGGTGATGCAAAATGTGCTAAATTTAACATTGTTGGCAAAGAAGAAGTTGACAATTTAACACTTGCAAAACTTGTTGCACAAGCACAAGGTAAAGATTTGAATTACGAAATGATTGATTTCCATAATTCAAGGCCAGGACACGACTTGCGTTATGCTCTAGATGGCAGTTTGATGCGTAGTCTTGGCTGGGAACCAACGATTGCATTTAGTGAAAGAATTAAACAAGTGAGTGATTGGTACTTGCAGAATACAAGGTGGTTGGAACTATGAATACAGATTATGAAGTGATTAATGAGTGTATTGCTTGTGGCAGTACAGATTTGGTGCCCGTATTAGACTTGGGTGCTCAGCCTTTGGCCAATTCATACAAGAAGAATGCCAATGATGATGAACAATATTTTCCACTTGCAATCAATCATTGCAAGCATTGTTTACATTTACAATTAACACACAGAGTTAATCCGGACTTGATGTTCAAAGATTATCTGTATGTTTCTGGTACAACAAAAACACAACTAGATTACTTTGATTGGTTTGCCGATTTTGCTGCCGAAAAGTATGGTGATAAGCCAACTAATGTACTTGATATTGGTTGTAATGATGGTAGTCAACTAAACTACTTTCAGGATAAAGGTGCAACAACTTATGGTGTTGACCCAGCAGAAAATTTGTTTCCAACTTCCTCACAAAGACATAAAGTTGTTTGTGGTTATTTCACAGGTAAAGAATTCGGACATGAAAACTTTGATGTGATTACCTGTCAAAATGCATTTGCACACAACTTCAATCAACTTGAATTGCTTGAAAACATTAGAAGTGTTATGCACAAAGACAGCTTATTGTTTGCAACGACCTCCCAATGTGACATGATTTTGAATGGTGAGTTTGATACAATTTACCATGAACATCTATCATTTTACAATGTGAAATCTATTGATGCGCTATGTAAACGGGCTGGTTTGAATTTGATTGATGTTGTTAAATCACCTGTTCATGGTATGAGTTACATCTTCATCATTTCAAAATTTGCAAAAGCACCACGTACAATACAGAACCTAATTGATATTGAAACACAAAAGGGTCTGTACAATGAAAAAACTTATGGGGCCTATGCACAGAATTGTTTGAATAATGTAAAACAGTTTGCTGAAATCATTAGAGAAATGAGAAGTACAGGTGTACCTGTTGTTGGCTATGGTGCACCAGCCAAAGGTAACACACTGATGAATTTTGCACAAGAAGCTCCAGATTTCATCATTGATGATAACCCATTGAAACAAGGTATGTTTACACCAGGTAATTCTGTTCCAATCTATGGAACCGATTATTTAAAATCGAATTTCGAGAATGTAGATAA